CTCGACCCCTTATATTTGCTGGGCTAGCGAGGAATTCAGATAAAATGAACAGGCGCGGATAAGCGCTGAAATATTATCAGTCGGTAACAGCACAGCGGCCTACCCACATCCTTACCCACACCCATCACTACTGCCTCTGACTAGGAATCACTCCAGCAACTGGAGAAAGCCACTGGAGTGACGAGACGATCAGGTTAATAATCATCTATGCGCCAGTTACAGCTGGCCTCGATGTTTAAGCAAAGTCTCAGGGTACACCGAGCAACCCTGGAGATCTGTTGATTCTAGGCGAGCATCCGGACCGTGGAATCCCATTTCCCAGTCCGGAGCTCTGGACACCGAGCAAGTGTCCTTTCCAGCGAGTTGCCTAGACTCGCCCAGTGTTTTAAGGGACCACTGGCAACCCTATCTCTTCAGCGATCGCTGGCAGGCTCGACAGAGAGCCTGACCTTCCCGATAATACGGCATCTTATCTGGCTTATACGTCTGACACCTCCTACAAGGCTTCAGAACGCTCACCACAGGGCTGTGACAAACCATTAGTGGATTATCCCTCATTTTACGAAAACGCCTCTCTACACGCCTGCTGAGAGGCTCTCGATTGACATCTATCCACAACCCACGATTCACTCCTTGGTCTCCACCCAACATCACTCGTAGCTCGGGACAGTCCTGTTAGCGATCTCTGCGAGGAGCTCCGCTCGTTGAGCGAGCGTCTCTCCGTGGACCTCCACCGCCTTGACCCAGCAGTGACCCAGTGCCTGACAAGCTCTGGAAAAATAATCTTCCAACTCATCACTGTTGATCGATGCGAAAGTCATCGAGAAAGTCGTGATCTCGTCTCCGTCCTGGTGAATCATCGTGATCGTTTCCACTGGTTAGCTCCTTCCCTGGATTGATAATTTTAGGCGACTGCTCTGAGTTCGCCTCCTTGAGAGCCTTGAGAAACTCAAAGCTGACATTCGTCACATTCACCTGTTGCTTCTCCCCGTATCGCTGAGGATCCAGCATCCTGGCAGTATCCCGGTTGATATCAGCCGTGACCTTAACCTCCCGAAAGTCTACGATCTCTCCGCGATCTAGCCTTTCCTCCACGCTCTGGGACTGCTTCTCGGTAATCCTCGAGAGAGTGTGAGCGCTTCTGCGAGCATCTCTCTTGTGGAGAGCCTTGGTTTCGGCTTCCTTCACAGCAGGGAACTTCGCCACGTACTCGTCAAAGTAGCTGTAGGGAATCTTGTGCTTATCAAGAACATCCCGGTACTTCCCTCTCGATTCACTGGCAGCGACCTCTTCCCAGAACTTGTCCCAGAACTCAGGAGATCTAGCCTTCGCCAGGAAATTACGAATCTTGGTATCTTTCTTCTTGAGTGGGTTGCCTGCCATTTGTTGAAACAATCCGTTTGGAGTCCTACGGGTGTTACTGTTTACTGGTATATCTCCCCCCTTAAGGGGGAGAGATATATACCCCCAGTTAAACAAACTCGTAAACACACTGCGTATAGGGACTTGGTTAAACAGTTAAACAATGTTTAAGCTCTAGTTAAACATTCAGTGAAACATCAATTGCAGAGCGTCTGGCAACGTACTCTCCCTCAAAGGAAAGGAGAGAGTGGAGCTCACTGTAGAGATCCCGATAGTTGCTTCTCAGATGAGAAAGCATCGAGCGACTAATCCCCTTCTTCCCACAGATCTGATTGACGTTCTTGATCAAGTACCAAAGCGGAACCTGATCCTCACTCTCACTGAGCAGTCTGGCTGCTCTCTCCACTTCCAGAAAGCTCTCCCAGAACGTCAGAGCGCTTCCCTGCAATGATCCCTTGACCTTCTTCTCCTCTCCCTGACCTCGTACAATACACGTTGTCACAGGCTCTCCTGTGGGCTTCACTACGCTCTCCAGTTGTACTTCTTCCAACTGGAGCACAATTGCCTCTGGGATCGAGCTATCCTTCATCTTCGTACAAGCCAAGGTCAGGATCCCGTCCTGGTTTGTCAGGGAATATTCTACGTCTACTGCAGCCCTTAAGGATCCTGCTCCTCGCATCCCCTTGGACTCATCCTTTCCAGAGTGGTGAATGATCAGGATAGTACAGTCCCAGCTGCGTCTCAGATGATCCAGGAGCCCTACAAACTTATTCATATCCTTAGTAGAGCTCTCATCAGACTCCCCAAAGTGTCTGGCAAGAGTATCGATCACGATCAGTTTCGGATCCTCGCCAGTACGCTTGGTAATACTCTTTAGAGCATCACTGACTGCACTGACATCTCCTTCATTAGTAAGATCAGCTCCTCTCGTCGAAACCTGCATTCGATGAGGCTGTATCACTCCAAGTTGTTCCTGCCAGGCGTTGATTCTCTTCTGTAGTCCAGATCTGCCCTCACCAGCCAGATAGATCACTGGCCCTTCAGATACTGCTCTCCCTTGCCAGGAGAGCCCAGTAGCCACAGAGCAGGCCAGATCGATTGCCAAAAAAGACTTCCCACAGTTGGCTTGACCAAACAGAGCTACTACCGAATCCTCCGGTAGCACACCGTCAATCAGCTGTGGAGGAACCGTCATATCTGCACAGAAGGAGGCCACATCCTCAAAGATCTTGTCCTTGCGTCTCTTCGACTTTACTGGCTCTTCAACAGGCTCCTCAGAGCTCGTGTCCTGATCATCAAGAGACAAGGGCTCAACCTCTTCCCTTGGCTCGTCGCTCTGACTCGCCCAGGCCACTTGAGCTCTCTGTCTTGCCGATCGGCTTTCCTGCAGATCTCGAACTGCTTTTTCCAGTAGATTCTTTGCTTCCAAGTTCCCTCCTAAGCGCTCGCTCTGCGAATCGTGAGCGCTCTCCTTTTGGAATTGATTCTAGCTCTGCCACCGTCTCCTTCGAGAGAGTGAAGAGCACTTGTACACGTCTATCCATTAGACCTTCGAATGTTGGGAGGGAGCTTGAGTGATGCTAACTCTATCGCTTGATCTGGTGGTATCGTGGCAGTGACTGGTGTCCACCCCCTCGGTGGCGCAAAGCTGCCCCAGAATTTACCCTCCCAGGTTTTTACCAAGGGCCTTGTTTAGACCGGTAAGACTCTTCCCAGGCAGGCTCCTCCTCGAAAGGAGGGAGCCCAGCCTTCTCAGCTGATACGTACTTCACTTCCGTTAGCTCGTACTGCTTCTTCGTACGCTCGCTGGTTTTCAGCTGTCCTGTGCCTCTTACTGCAAAGCTGATTGGCTTGCCAGCAAGCAGCTTATTCCCATTCGTTAGCGTGAGCTTATCTGTGACCCCAACCGCTTTGAAAACTTCCACCAGGAACTCGTGACCAATCTCCGCAGCTGTTGGATTCTCGTGTCCGATCCAGGCCCTTCTCCTACTCGTACCTCCACCCCCTCGGAAGGTGATCTGATACTGCTGCCCCCTCTCCAGAGGCTCCAGGAGTTCGAACGTTTCAATCGTACCAGTGTAATTTCCAGCTTGGAGGATCCGATCTCGAACCTCCACGTTTGTGTTCTGTGGGTCAAATAAGACGGTTTCACTCATCCGTTTCCTTTACTCGTAAATGTTCTAGTTTCCCAAAATAGTCTCCCAACTTAGAGACTAAGCCATCAAAATCATTTTCTAGCTTCTGGATTCTTGCTTCCAAGACCTCATAATCAAACTTTGTATTCCTTTTTGGTTCTATTGATTTTATATCTTTAAAACTTCTTTTTGGGACATCGATCCTTAGATCAATTGAGGCAATCCTTATTAAACCTCGGTAAAAATATTGGTATTTGAAGATACAATCTAAGAAATCAAAATCTGGATTAGAGAAGTCTCTTCGAAATTCATCTACAAGGTTGTGTCTTATCAAAAATGCCAGGTATTGCTGTCTCGCCTTAAAAACACTTCTAAATTTGTTATAAGTTGAGTACATCTCATCATAGGAGAGCTTTCTGAGCTCATCGAGACCAACAACCTCCACCCCTTCCTCTCTCAGTTGAGGATGTAAATCTTTCACCCACTCAATCCTCCAATCGTCTGGTTTAGGTTCAGCCTTCGAATCCCTCTCCTCTAAATTGGCTCTGTTTTGAGCCTGGGTTGGGTTTAATAACAGGACATTCTTCAATTCTTGGTGTGCGTGGTTGAGCATATTTCCTCTGTGAAATGTCGCGTACCCATTGCTTTTGCTTTGCACTAGGGGCGTAAATAACTCCAGGCTCCCCCGAATCACCTAACCAGGGGTCTAGAAATTTAGCTTTCATCCCATCTAGAAACTCTTTCTCCTTCTCAGTAATAAAATACTGGTCAGGAGATGCTAAAATTTCCTGGAGTAAAAGAACCCAAGACTTTGGCATAAAAGATTGCCGAGTCGTCTCGTAAGACACCTCTGCTTCTAGCCACAGAGGAATCTTTTGATTGCTATTTAAATCTTCAATAAATTTGGCAATCTCCTTCTCGTACCGGAACCACTCACGAGAGACGTTGAGATGCCCAAATCTACGATGAAGGTACTTTTCCTCATCAAGACCTCCAAAAGCCTTTGCGATGATATAAATGTCAGGCGCAGCCGTCTGAAGATTTGTTAAGCGCTTTTTAATCGGTCCATCGGTGTACCCAATCTTTACTTCTTTGCGGCTGGGGCTAAATGCGAAATAAATCATTTAAAAATCATTATTCCCAAAGCGGTCTCTGTTAAGCCAACCCAACTCAGCTGAGAATCGGTTAGAGAACCCAACCGTAGGACCAAATAGCTCAGTCCGTAATTCTGAGAGAGTCATTGCATCGGAATCATCGTTTTCTGGGAAGTAATTACCGATACACTCCTCATTACAAAACCAGTAATCCTCCTGCCGTATACTGATCTTCCAGAGAGGTTTGAGCCTCCCGCATTCAGAGCATTCGATCGATCGGATATAGAGATCACCACGATCAGCGAGACGGAGGATATTTGTGTTGTTGCCAAGGGTGCGCTTAATGCGCTCCTTCAGCAACGAGCTAATCATTTGATTAGGTCGGCAATCTTCTGGAAGCTTGGATCCTCAATTGGATCAACTAGCCCAAAGCGATTACCTGCTAAGTATTTACCCGTCTCAATGACGTGCAATACTCGCTTTTGGGTAAGCTCCACATTATCTTTGCCAGCAATCCTGGAGACCTCAGAATCGAGTGTTAAGAAGCCAATTAACTCTGCCCACTCTGTCAGCAGCCCACTCGCTCGCTGGTCGAGCTTAGGCTCCCAGCGATCGTACTCAGGAAGCAGTGGATCCTTGACGGTCTTCTTCTGGCTGTGAACAACAAAACCCACGTGCATATCCATCTTCTCGTGGAGATAGTCCAGAGCCGTCAGGACCTGTTGCCAATAGCGCACAGCTGCAACCCTCCCCTTGGCAAATCCAATATCATCAATCGTCTTGTCCTTCGCCTGTTCCCGGAAGGTGTCCAGCAGGACCTGTCTCCAGATGATTTGCTCGAGCCAGTCAGCGCTATCAATAAAGAAAGACTTGAACTCGTGAGGCTCGCTCCAGAGCAGTTTGATCTGCTCCAGAATTGTGAAGAGGTCACAGCCTGCCCAATCTAGTCTTGGGAATCCGTACCTCTCCGCTGATTTCTCAACGTCTCCAAGAAGCGCTCGAGAGAACGATGAGATGAGGGTGGTTTTGCCGCTCTTGGGCTTTCCTTGGATGATGACCTTGAGCGGTCGATTTCGTTTATCTTTTGCGATGAGCTCGCTAAGTTTTTTTGCCAACGCTCCTCCTCTACTAGAGCCTGATCATTATCGATATAGTCGCCACGCTTTGGTGACCAACGCAGCCAGCCTTCCTCTGGACTCCAGACCGTCTTTAGGATCTTCCCCACGCTTTGATGGCCCCTGTCCGCAGAGCGACCTTTTCTGTTTGAGTTGAACTTCATTGATCTCACTGGTCATTTTTTACTCCGATTAAAAAAACCTGGTGATCACCGTGTCCTGTGGCATCAGCAGGCATCACAGGTAGGCGTTGAACGGATCCCCCCTTTGACAGGTAGGCTTTGATCTCCTCCAGGAAATCACTGCCCTCGATCGGCTGTGGGTCCGTTGCGGACCCAATAAAATCAGGAAGTTCCCGAGCGGGGTTCCAGGCAGGCGCAAAACAATCGTCACTCTCGTAATTTCTACGACTCTTCATTATCTCCCTCATCGCACTTCTGGACCTGGAACGGCTAATGCGTTTACAGTCATCGCAGTATCTGCGACTGTTCTGAGAGCTCGTCATTACGAATGAGAAGTCTTCTTTACAGTGAGCGCACTGAATGCTGACTTTCCGTTTCAGAGTCCTCTGCTTAGAGCGACACTCCGGAGAGCAGAAACTCACCCGGTACTTGGGGAGTGGTTTCTCGCAGATGAGACAATTCTTGATGGTGAGCGCTGCCAAGCTGACTCCAGTCAGGTTTGGGAGGGAGCCCAGTCTCAACGTCACTGTCGAGAGGCAAGAGGGAGGAGTTGCCTGCTTCCTGGGCTCAAATATTGAATCAACTTATATAGACAAATAAGATGTTTGTTAATATATATTTTTACATTTAAT